ATTGAGTACTCCTATGACACCAACCCGTCAAATCAGGCACAGGCAACAATTTCTCAGGCCAATAATGTTTTTACTATTACACCGTCCACGACTGTTTCTGATGCTGGAGAGTTCACATTAAGATATAAAGCGACTGACGGTTTACACACGACTGCGAGAAGCGCCCTATATACTCTCGGATTTTTCCCACAAGTTGGCGCTCTATGGGGCCATTGGGATATGGGAAACTCTAGTAGCTATAGTGGCACTGGTACAACTTGGTCTGATTTGTCGGGAAATAATAGAGACTTAACTTGGACCAATGTGGGTGGAACCGCTGGTTATAAATCATCTGGAAATTTAAGCGTGCCAGTGTGGGAAACCGGAACTAATCAGAGTCAAATTAGTTATGCAGTGGCTACCGACGTTAAAACAATCTTGTTTATATTTGATCCATTAGTTGATCCCGTGGCAAGTGATTTTCAACAAATATTTTTGTCAGTTGGCCCAAATACCTATACTGGCTATTTTGACAACGTCGGTGGGGGAATGGTTGGTGGCACAAATGCGCACTCTGGGCTTACGGCTGAATATTTAGTAAATGGAAATTCTAATCCTTCCCCCACTCAGGGGCAGGCCCATCTTGAACAAAACAAATTTAACAGCTTTTTCATGCGAAATTATAATGTTACTGCGACATGGACCTTTTTTCAGTATCAAACCTCTGGCTACAACCAAACAATGCAGCTAAGGGCTATCGCCATGTGGGATGTTTCGCTTACTGACGCAGAAATGGAAATGGCACATAACTCATATCCCCAGATGGCGACTTGGGATGGTTAAATGCTAGGTTTTGCTCCTATAGCATCTGCGACACTAGCCGATGAAGGTCGTGTGGCACCCATTACAATCGCGGGTGTTGGCGAAGGGATTACCAAACCTGATTGGATGGACAACGGCTTGGAGGTTACAACTTCTCTAGCTCCGTTTTCCCCGTCAGGGGTTACAGTAAGAGTGTCATCTACTATTTCTACTGAGCCGGTAAGAAAAACTGGCACTATGGTTTTTTCTCAATCCGAAAATGCTTTTATTCGTATAGAAGGACTTACAGACTACGATTGGAACAACGCTTTCATGCTAGGCATGAGAGATAAAAACACTAGCTCAAATCTCAGTAACTTTGATGGGAGAGAGCTACCACCCGTGTGGGATGAAGCGGGGTCTGCAACTTACTTAGACGATTCAGGCAGGACTATATCTAAAAACCTGTCTTTTCAAACTAAAGTTACAGCGGAGATTAGTACTGCGGCTATAGTATCGCAGGATGCTTTTGCGCCTGTCTTAAATGGCGATTACACATACCCTGCTACCACTGACATAACCCTTAACTCTGTCAGTGGAAGCACTTACACGCAGGAGCCAAACCTACATCACCTTCCATCTGAAGCAATTAATAACAACGCAGCAACCATAACATCTTTAAGTGATTCACTGTCTTTGACACTTGAGTTCCCTGCTGCGTCTGACCCTGATTATTTGGGTGTCATAGTCGGGCAGTTTCAAACATTAAACACATTTGATCCATCAAACACAGACACATATTTTGGTGAAAGCCTAATAACAGCATCTGTGCAAAGACTTCTGGGGTCTATGCACGGCGTTAATAAATATAGAGTTCTACAAAGATTTGATACAGACAAAGGTTTTTTTGTAGGAACATTATCAACCAATACATTTGGTACAGATAAAACAAGCACAGAGGTTGGCGCGGCTCTAGTTGGGTATAAATATATTATACCAGACAGTGATTCTCAGTCGCTAACACTTAACCTAAACGGCGCACTTTCTGTTCCAGCTACATTGTCTGTTCAAGGGCTTGATATAACCGCTTCTTTGGAGGATATAACCTTAGAAGGAACGCCAGACCATGATGTTAATGGTAAGGTTTTTGTAACTAAAACTATGACCGTTGGTGGGTTTAGCGTAGGAACAGTTGGTTCCTTTGACCCAGAGTGGCATCTAAATACAGCAGAAGCACGGCTTGTAGCAGAGGCGAACGAAGCTGCTAATAGCAACGTATATCCTTACCCAGCTAGAAACCCTGTGTTTGACTACACTGTGACCGTAGCTTCAGGCACCAACTCTTATGGTACAGGTAACAAATTCTATATACAGACGGGGTACGATTACAAAGTCTCCCCTACATTACTTCTTTCTGAGGGTAAAACTTATAAGTTTGACCAATCTGATCCTAGCAATGGCTCTCATCCACTTAGGTTTAGCACTACAGCTAACGGCACTCATGGCAGTGGTTCTGAATACACTACAGGTGTTACAACATCAGGAACCCCCGGTCAGTCTGGGGCGTATACGCAAATTGTTGTAGCTAGTGGTGCGCCCACACTGCACTATTATTGTACGAACCACAGCGGTATGGGCGGTCAAGCCAACATAGCTCTTCCACAACATGATTTTGACCTGACGCTTGCCTTGGGCGCATTTGATGCCCCGATAGCCGCTACGCAAATTATAAACAACATTGATACAACTAACTCAGGCAGATTTGTTACGGACGGAGTTGTAGTCTCTAGCCCAAGTGACACTACCTATTTTAGCGAAAGTCAAATAACTCTTACACTAGGAAGTGGCCTGACAGCTAAGTCTGTTAATGTACTTTCTGTAGCATCCCAGTTGGTTACATCTAGCCTTGGAAATATTCAACTAAATGTAACTGAAATAATTCCTGACTCCGCTACTTTTAGCGGTTCTGTTGTTTTGGGTGATGGCACAACTGAACCTGCGCGTGGACTAACAGTAACAGCAGAATCAAAAGCCACCTGCACTTCAAGGCTGTTTAATGTCTTTTTAGAGGATGTTTCTTTTTCCGCAAATGCCAATGCCAGTGCCACGACATTAAGCTTTAATGCTCAACACAACAATATTGATTTTAGAGTAGACTGCGATGTGGATGCTCCAAGTGTAAGTGTAGACGGCCTTGTGACAAGCCAAGTTGTCGACACGACTTCTACAGCAAACATACTTACGTCTGGTGTATCAGGCTCTTTAAGCGGACTGCCTTTAACCGATAATATAAAAACAGTATTTTCTTATTCTTTTGCAGAGTCTGGAGTTCAAGCTACAGTTGCCGTTATACCACCTCAAGCAGTGTCTTTAGGGTTTAGATACTACATTACAGGGGTTGTAGGAACTAACGAAGTGGGTGTTCCTCTCGTATGGACTAAAATATTGCCATCTTCCTCTTCATTATTGCCATCTTCCTCTTCATTTTGGACTCCTGCAGGAGTAGGCGCAAATCAAAACTGGACGCCCATTTCTCCATCGGACACTGATAATTGGAAAAGGATTGCGTTTTAAGGGCATGGCAGATATAAAAATGTTAATTAAGGGCGTTAGGAACTTCTATGGTTAGTGTTTACACAAACGATTTAAGGTTAGAAGAGATAGGCACTGGGGAACAGCCTGCCACTTGGGGGGATACTACTAACCGAAATCTTGAACTAATTGCAGAATCATTTAGTTATGGCACCGAAGAAATAAACGCATCTTCAAACCCGACAGAGCACACCACTACTTTAGTAGACGGCACGTCTTCCCCCGGAAGGTCTTTGTTCTTAAAGTATACCAGTAGCGCGAGTTTAAGCAGTGCTTGCACTATAACAGTTGGGCCAAACAATATTAGCAAACTTTGGTTTGTGCAAAATTCTACTACTGGTGGTCAAAATATTATAGTAAAGCAAGGGTCAGGAGCGACAATAACAGTTCCAAACGGTCAAGTAAAAGCTATATTTTCTGACGGCGCAGGCACCCCTGCGTCAATGACAGATGCGTTCACAGGTCTAAGCGTCCCAAGCCTGTTTGTAGCGGGGTCTGCCCCAGCGGGAATTGGTGACGTTTTGGCATTAAGCATAGCGTTAGGATAAACGATGGCTAATACATTTAAAAGCTACTTAGCTAGTGCAACGGGGACTTCTGATGCTACCGTTGTTACAGTAGCGGCAAACACACAAACAGTAGCAGTGGGTATTAATCTTGCTAACATTCTGACAAGTCAGATAAAGGCTAGTGTTTACATCACTAGAGATGTGTCTGGAACACCAACAAATTTCTATATAATAAAAGATGCCCCGATACCTGCACAGGGAGCGTTGTCTGTGTTGGACGGTAAAATCATCTTAGAAGCTGCTGATATTGTAAAGGTTGTATGTGATACAGCTAGTGGCGTAGATACTATATTGTCGGTCTTGGAGATTACCTAATGGCTGGATATATCGGCACGGGCGCAGTTCCACAGGCTACACAAAAGCGTGATTCATTTACTGCAACGGCGGGACAAACCAGCTTTGCTACAAGTGGGTATAGCCCCGGATATGTAGATGTTTACATGAACGGTGTAAGGCTTGCATCTGCCGATTTTACAGCGACTAATGGCTCTGATGTTGTTTTGGCTGTGGCTGCTGTTGTTGGCGACACTTTAGAGATTGTGTCGTTTACCTCTTTTGAAGTTACTTTAGGGGGCTTGCAAGCTGCTAATAATTTGTCAGATTTGGTTGATGCGCCCACTGCGATAACCAATCTTGGCGTTACTAGCACTGCCGCAGAGCTTAACAAACTAACTGGCGCTACTCTTAGTACCGCAGAGCTTAATCAACTAAACGCAATTACGCGCGGATCGATAATTTACGGAAATGCAAGCGGAGCAACCGCGCGACTAGCGGCTGGGGGGGCTGACACCGTTCTAACTTCTGACGGCACAGATTTGAGTTGGGCTGCACCCGCTGCAGGCGGTGCTTATAACTTACTTCAAACAGTGACAGCTAGTGGGAATGATGCGACTATTTCAATAGGCACCTCAAATTTAATAACAACTGCTTACTCAGTCTATGAGATACATGTTACTGGACTAATTCCAGCCAATGATAACGCTACACTAAGAGGCCGAGTGGAAATTGGCGGAAGCATTATGACAACGCACGGCTATTATGACTCTTTTGCATTTAACACCCACAGCGGTTCAACAACAGGATCGGGCATGGCTGGCGGAATTGGTACGTCATATTTTAATATTGTTAACAATGTAGAGAATGCAGCAAGCGGAGTGGTAAATTTTGTTCTGCGATTTTATAACCCAGCTTCCACCGCCCTTTTAAAAACTTGGGACTATATTGGAAGCTCAAAAGACACTGACGGAACTAGGGTAAGATTCATAGCTGGTGGTGCGGGATATACTAATGGAACAGCAGCGTTGTCAGGCTTTAACTTTTACGCATCAAGCGGAAATATAACGTCTGGTGTTTTAAAATTGTACGGGATTACATAAGGAGATTTAGATGCCACGATACCACAACATAAATGGTGTGCGAGTGCAGTTTACAGCAGACGAGGAAATAGCTCGTGATGCAGAGGAAGCGGCATGGGCTGCGGGGGCTAACGACAGAGCGGCTGCACAAGTGCGTGAGGAACGTGATGCTAAACTAACGGCTTGCGATTGGATGGCTAACAGTGATGTCACTATGTCCGACGATTGGCGCACTTATCGTCAGGCGCTGCGCGATGTTCCCGATCAATCTGGGTTTCCCACAAATGTGATTTGGCCTACTAAACCTACTTAGGAGCAAAACATGACCAAAGCTAGAGATTTAGCAGGGTTTTCGACAAGCTCTATTACTAACACCGCAACTGATGGATTGGTCCTTGCGGGTGATGGCAGTAGTACAGATGTTGTAATTAAAAACGGTGCTAACGCTACGGTGGCGTCAATTCCTGATGGTAGTACAAATCTTTCCGTTACTGGCAGTGTTACAGGCGCGTTGGCTAGGGGCGCTATACAGGTAGGTGACTCGTCAGGTGTGTCTTCTGCGTTAACTGCTGGCGGTGCTTCAACGGTCCTAACTTCTGACGGCACAGATTTGAGTTGGGCCGCACCCGCTGCAGGCGGTGCAATGGAGTTTATAAGTTCGCAAACACCATCTAGCGGGTCTACAGTTTCGTTTACCGGATTTGATAAAACTAAATACATAAACTACAAATTTGAGTTTTCAAACATTCGATTTACTGCAGACGACAGGACATTGTATTTTCGCACAAGTAGTGACGGCGGATCAAACTATGACGCTGGTGGAAATGACTATGAAACACAACTACAAGAATTAACGACAAGTTTTAGCAATGATACGGGACTCGGCACATTAGGGCGTATTGTAGGGGAAACTAGCACTTCAACATCTGAAAGGGGGATAGATGGAACACTGACCATTTTTAATCCCGGAGAAGCTGCTTTTACTACCACACAAGGGTTCCTTTCTTCACAAAGGGGCCTAACAAGTGCTTTTGTTTCTTACCTTTCTGTAATCACCAGAGTGGCAGCAACAGAGGTAAACGCAATTCAATTTGGCGGCGGAACGTTCGCATCTGGAACCATCTCAATGTATGGACTGAAAAAGTCATAGGAGGCTAATATGCCACGATACCACAACATAAATGGTGTGCGAGTGCAGTTTACAGAAGCAGAAGAAATTGCATTTGACGCTGAGGAACAAGCATGGGCAGACGGTGCAAATGACAGGAATGCCGCTCAAGTTCGCAAGGAGCGCGATGCCAAACTAGCCGCCTGTGATTGGATGGCTAATTCTGACGTAACAATGGCAAGCGCGTGGACAACGTACAGACAGGGGTTGCGTGACGTTCCAGCACAGTCTGGTTTCCCAAACAACATCACATGGCCTACTAAACCTACTTAGAAGGTTATAAGACGGAGTAAGAACAGATGGCAGGATATATCGGCAGCAAAGGTTCTGGAATTATCTCAGGCATTGGCGCGTCTATCGCGGATCTAAACCTAACGGATAAATCTTTAGCCAACGGCACTACAGAGGCCAACAAAGTCCTTACCGCTGACGGTAATAAAGACGTTACCGCAATCCGCAACTTGACGGCTACAGGGACCGTTACACGCGCCCTGACGCGAGGTTCTATTGATGTTGGTAATAGTTCTGGTGTGTCATCTGCTTTAGCTAAAGGCGCTGCGGGAACAGTTTTAACTTCTGATGGCACCGATTTGTCATTTGCTGCGGTAGGTGGTGGCGTACCCACAGGTACAGTTATATATCATGCAGCTAACACAGCACCTACAGACTTTATCAAAGCTAACGGTGCTGCCATTTCACGCTCAACGTACTCTGATTTGTTTACAGCAATAGGTACAACATTTGGTGTGGGTGATGGGTCTTCTACCTTCAACGTCCCTGACCTTCGTGGTGAGTTTCTTAGAGGCTGGGATGACAGCCGTGGTATTGATACTGGTCGTAGCTTTGGTTCTGCACAAGCGGATGAATTAAAGAGCCATAATCACAGTATCAATGTGCGTTACAGTGCAACCTTTAACGGTGGTCACGTTTCTGCAAACAGTTTGGGCGGAAATTCGCAGGACTTGGGTTCTTCTATCGCAAGCACTGGTGGCAGTGAAACACGTCCACGCAACATTGCACTTCTAGCATGTATCAAATATTAAGGAGACACCGAGATGAACGTATATCAAACTGATTTAAATGGTGTCTATGTAGGCACTACAACGGCAGACCAAGACCCTCTGGATAACACTAATTTGCTTATCCCAGCGGGTTGCGTAGAGACTGCACCACCAACAATAACTGACAGTCAGCTTGCTAAATGGGATGGCGCAAAATGGGATGTAGAAGATATACCCGTTGCGGAGCCTGAGCCAAAGCCTGATGGCGAAGTAGTTGCTATACCTGTTCCACCCCGCGCCGCTCGTGATAAGCTGTTGAAAAATTCAGATTGGACACAGGTTGATGACGCTCCCGTAGATAAGTCTGCATGGGCAACGTACAGACAAGCACTGAGAGATATACCCGCTCAGTCTGGGTTTCCCACAAATGTTACTTGGCCCGTTGAGCCTAGTTAGTTTGGTTCAATTGAACCTTTTGAGGTCTAAATCAATCCTAGTAGTCATACGCAAGGATATATAGTAATATACCTCAAGTAACTTTGATTAGAGGTGTTCTATGCCGTTAAGCAAGCTAAAATTTAGGTCAGGTGTTAATAAAGAAACCACATCTTACAGTAATGAAGGTGGTTGGTTTGATGGCGACAAAGTTCGATTTCGTTCTGGTTTTCCAGAAAAAATTGGTGGTTGGACAAAACGTTCGAGTGATGCCTTTTTAGGTTCATGTAGGTCTTTGCACTCTTGGGTTACATTAGATGGGTCTAGGTTGCTTGGAGTAGGTACAAACAGAAAGTTTTACATTAATAACGGTGAATCCTTTTATGATATTACACCTGTGGACAAAACAACAACACTGACAAATCCATTTACTGCGAGAAGCACAACTCTTCACAATACGCAAGTCTTGCCAGCAGACACTACTATTAAGTTAGTAAACAACGCCGCCGCTACAGCTTTTGCACCATCTGGTAAAATACAAATAGGCTCTGAGTTTATAACTTACACGGGCATTTCTGGCGACACATTGATTGGGTGTTCAAGGGGACAAGACGGAAGTTCTGCGGCAACGCATGCAGGAAGCTCACCTGTAACCTGCACTACCATAAAAGTGTCTGAATTAGATCATGGAAGATTAGTAGGGGATTTTGTAATATTCTCAGGGGCTACATCTTTAGGAGGGAATATATCCGCCGATATCTTAAATCAAGAGTATGAAATAACTTCCATAATAGATGGTACAACTTATCAAGTGGAAGTCAGGCAAGTTTCGACAATACAATCTATTACTGTAACTGGGGGGATAAATCCTATAAATGTTTATTCATCTTCATTAGATACTGGAAACGGCGGAACAGTAACAGCAGCCCATCTTTTTACTGCAGGTGTTGATTCATCTATAAGTGGGAATGGTTGGGGCGCGGGAAGCTGGGGAAGAAATGCATGGAACACTTCATCTTCCATAGGTGTTGTGGGCCAAACTTTAGGAAGTTGGACACAAGATAATTTTGGTCAAAGCCTTATTATAAACGCAAGAAATGGAAACATTTATTACTGGAATCATGGGTCAGGACTTGCATCTCGCGCAGTTCCTATTTCAACGTTGCTAGGTACAGACGGATTTGCGCCTACTGTAGCAAAAAAAGTTATGGTTTCTGACCAAGCCGCGCATACAATAGTATTTGGATGCGACCCAGAAACAAATATTGGTGTTCAAGACCCTATGTTAATTAGGTTTAGTTCTGTTGTGAATAACAGGGCTGAAAGCCTAATTGTTTGGAAGACCGAAGAAACAAACTCTGCGGGGGATTTGGTTTTAGGGTCTGGTTCTGAAATAATAACTGCTGTTGAAACAAAACAACAAATAATTGTTCTAACAGATACATCCGTTTATTCGTTGCAGTTCTTGGGATCACCGCTCACTTATGGGTTAAGCATGATTTCTAACAATGTCACTGTTGCTGGGCCATTTGCTACTGTAAGTGTAGAAGATTCAGTTTTTTGGATGGGGCTTTCTGATTTTTATATTTACGACGGTGGGGTTAAGGTAGTTCCTTGTTCCGTTAAAGATCATATATTTAATGATTTTAATAATTCACAACGCGAAAAAGTTTGCGCCGGATCAAATACGTCTTTTACAGAAGTTTGGTGGTTCTATCCATCTGCCGAGAGTGAAGATAACAACAAGTACGTTGTATATAATTATGGTCAAAATATTTGGTATTTTGGCAACTTAACCCGAACATTTTGGCAAGACAGAGGCATCGAATCTAATCCTATCGCTGCGGGTTCAGACAACTATCTTTATACACATGAGTTCGGGTTTGATGATGGCAGCACTAATCCGGTCAGTCCAATAGTTTCACATATTGAAAGCAGTCAAATGACTATAGGAGAGGGAGATAAATTTGTTTTTATCAGTAAAATTATACCTGATTTAACGTTTAGAAACTCTAGTGAAGCGACTCCTACTGCCACTATGACTGTTCAAGCTAGAAACTTTCCGGGTGGAGAATATTTGCAGTCTAATAGCAAAAGCGTAACGAAAGAAGTGTCTAGTACAGTAGAGCAATTTACAGACCAATTGTATGTTAGAATACGCGGCAGAAGTTTTGCATTTAAAATACAATCATCTAATGTCGGGGAAACTTGGAGGTTGGGAACACCAAGAGTTGAAATAAGACCGGATGGTAGAAGATAATGTCAAGAAATCTTGCAAAACCTTTCTTTAGCAAACCGCCAAATGAATATTCTGTATCTTATATGGATGGGTTGGTTCGGTCTTTTTCTTTGTATATACAGCAGGTTCAAAACCCCGGAGCGGGAAGAAATACTACGCAGGTTTTTACAAATCTACAAGAACATGATTCTGGTTTAGAAGACGGTTCTGTTTTTGTTTCTGATGGGGTTTTAAGAACCCCGTTGGAAAATAAACCTTATTCTGCTAGTTTTTCAATTTTAAGTTCTATTGGTACAGTAACGGTGGCAGTATAATGAATAAAAGAACACTAGAATCTGCACACAGCAGAATAGATAAATTGGAAAAAGATATGGTTGCTTTGCAAACAGAAGTCCGTATTCAGTTTAAAGAATTATTTGTTCGGGTTAAGCGACTTGAAACAACGCTAATGGCTGCGTCTGGGGCTATTATGTTGATGCTAGTAACAATTTTGGTAAAAATGGGTTAGGGGCTTTGCGCTGCAATGATAGACCCGATCACAGCATTTGCCACAGCTAACGCCGCCTTTAAGGGCGTCAAAATGTTGGTCGGCGCGGGTCGTGAAATTCAAGATGTTAGCAAGCAGCTAGGTACGTGGTATGGCGCAGTCGCAGATATTACACGCGCTGAGTCCCAACGTAAAAACCCCACTTGGTTAGACAAAAAAACACATGGCACTGAAAACATAGAAAAGGAAGCAATGGACATTATTGTCCGCAAAAAAACATTAATTGAAAAAGAAAAAGAAATTAAATTTATGCTAGATTATCGTTTTGGATTAGGCACTTACGACGAAATGCTAGGCATGCGCAGACAAATACGAAAAGAACGAGAAGATACAATATATGCCGCTATGGAAGCTAAACGACAACTGGCAAACAATGCAGCCATAGCTGGACTGTCTTTAGGTATAATTAGTGTTCTTGGTGGCGGCATGTATTTAATTGTCATAGCGACCCAATAATGGATAGCTGGGTTTTGTATTTTCTTATTGTTTTTATAAATGGCGATTCATTTGTGCTGGAAAACAATCAACGCTTTGAAACAAAAGACGAATGTTTAATAGAAGGTATGCAAAAAGGAAGTTCTATTGTAGAAAACATAATAATAATGTCAGGAATACCCGCTTCAGGGCAATTCACTTGTCGTAAAGTTGGGGTAGATACATGATGTTAATTGCATCTGCAATTGTAGCTGGTTTAGCTAGTCCTGACTTTGTAACTTGCCAGTTGGCTAAACGCACTAAAATACAGGATGAAATGGTTTGTATTTACAAAGGGCCAAATAATACGATAGGTTATCACTATCCGAGTTTTAGTTTTAAGGAATGTCCAAGACAGTTTCAATGCCGATACTCACCCGATACTAAGCGGCGTCCGACTGTTAAGGAAATAATGGAAGGCTTGCAA